CATATCATAAAAAGGAAGAAAAGATACCATTTGATCTAGAATTCTTTGACAAAATTACAAAAGGTGGTGTCCCTAACAAGACTCTTAACATTGCACTAGCAGGTACAGGTGTTGGTAAGTCTCTTTTTATGTGTCATTTTGCTAGTTCAGTCCTCTTACAGGGTAAGAATGTTCTATACATCACTCTTGAGATGGCAGAAGAAAAAATAGCAGAGAGAATTGATGCTAACTTATTAGATGTAAATATCAGAGATCTTACTGACTTACCTCGTGTTATTTTTGAGAATAAAGTTACTAAACTATCAGAAAAAACACAAGGTCAGTTAATTATTAAAGAATATCCTACTGCATCAGCACATGCAGGGCACTTTAAAACACTATTGAATGAACTAACACTCAAGAAATCTTTTAAACCAGACATAATATTCATAGATTACTTAAATATATGTGCATCAAGTCGCTATTCTAAACTAGGAAATGTCAATTCTTACTCGTACATCAAAGCGATTGCAGAAGATCTTCGTGGACTCGCAGTTGAATATAATGTCCCAATTATTTCTGCTACTCAAACCACTCGTTCTGGTTTTGGTAGTAGTGACATTGATCTTACCGATACCTCTGAGTCATTTGGTCTTCCTGCAACTGCTGATCTTATGTTTGCTCTTATATCTACTGACGAATTAGAAGGATTAAATCAAATAATGGTCAAACAATTAAAAAATAGATACAATGACCCTACAATTAACAAGAGATTTGTACTAGGTATTGATAGAGCAAAGATGAGATTGTATGATTGTGAACAAAATGTAGGTGGAGATCTAATAGATAGTGGACAACAGACAGAAACTCTACAGGAAGGAGCAAAAAATATGAAGAACAAATTTGCTAAGTTACAATTCACATGATTGAAAGTGTAAACAATATTTGGGACAATATATCTGTTGTCAACAACCTTAAATGGGAGTTTAAAGTATTGAATGGTGACATTCCTATACTAACAGCAGAAGATTATTGGAAATATCCTGATAAAGTTAGTGATTTTTTTACTAATGGATACTGGTGGGAGAACCTTGGTGAGGATAATGCAAGACCAGGTAAGAGTTTTCACATACAAGATGAGATGTTAGACTGGTTTAACCTACCAATATCAAGATCTATTGCACCTTTGTTTGGTTTAAAAAATTTTAAAGGAGTATGCACCTTTGGAAATTGTTTCAATAGTAATATGCCATTATGCATTCCAGAATCTGTATTCCCACATGTAGATCTTGATGATCAGTTCCCATTACCAGAGGATACACACCTTGCAATCAATATAAACATCACAAAAACAGAGTCTCCAGTACAGACTGGGTTCTGGACATTCAATAATCTTAAGTCTGCACTAGAGTTTAGTCATAATGACAAGGCAATTTTCAGAGATTTCTTCTATAAATTAGGAGATAATGCACTAAGTGATGATGCAACATGGTTTCAAATTGAAGACTATGGTCCTTGGAAGTTTGCAGATAAGGTTGATATGTGCTATAATTCTATAGTAGTATACCCAAGTCATTTCTTTCATAATCCTATTATAAAAGATGCTTGGTTTGATGATCATGATAGAGTGACTATTAGTTCCTTTCTAAATACCTCACCATCTGAACTAGACTTCCCACAAAAGGACATAGATAATATATCATATGCATGGGAATTCTTTCATTTAGATAAGATTCACAATTATCACCCACACAAAACAAAAGTACCAGTGTAAAGATTATGCCTACTTATTCAGACGCTATTTCTGATAATGATTTTACATCACCTCAGAAACCAACTTTAAAGAAACCAAACAGACCAAGAGAAAAACAGTTCTGGGATGCAGAACCTGGTGATGCAGGTACAGAAGGTTGGTCAGACAATCCAAATGATCCAACAGGTGCACAACTTGGATCAGGAGATGCTAATGTTGTAGTAACTCCTACCAGACAAACAGCAACCAATGCCAAATGGACAGAGTATTTAAAGTTTACTAATGAAGTAACTAGTAATGAGTCTAAAGATACTGAAGCATTTATCATTCGTATCAGAGAATTGCAAACAAAAGGACTACCTATTGAGAGACTTTTGACTGCTGCTATCGGTATCAATGCTGAGGGTGGTGAGTTTCTTGAGATTGTAAAGAAGATTGCATTCCAAGGTAAAGAATTTAATGCTGCAGAAAAAGAACATCTAAAGGTTGAACTTGGCGATGTACTATGGTATGTTGCTCAAGCATGTATCGCTCTTGACTTATCTCTTGATGATGTAATAGCAAGAAACATATCCAAACTTGCTGCAAGGTATCCAGAAGGACACTTTAATTCATACTTCTCAGAGAATAGACGCATAGACGATATCTAAATATCTAAAAAGTATGCATAATGAATATCCCATCTAAGAATAAACATTCTTTTGAAGAGGTTATGGTTGCCCTCGATAAATTTACCGAGGGTAATGTCATTAGCATGGACTTATCTAAAGTAGAAGCAGATTCTGAAAATAATATACAAATAGCATTGACAGTTTATGTCCCTGAGTCTAAGAGAATAGAGGTCAGAGATAAAGTTGCTGATTATCTAGAGGGTTTAATTGACAAGGGTGATGCTGCTCTTGGTTATTCAGTAAATTTGGGAACAAAAACTAATCTTCAGAAACAACAACTTGATCTTGTGATGCGTTATACTGATCCAGTTAAATTAAAAAAACCACAGGTAATCAGAGTTTATGTTAAACCAGTAAATGCAGGTGGATCTGGTGGAGGTTCGGCAGCAACTAAAGTACAAGAAGTTGGAATGGCATTGTTTTGTGCAATAAGATATATGAAAAATAAAGATCTAGAGTGTAGTCCTAAAAGTGCTGAGGGTTGTTTAGAAGACAAAGACTATGAGGATGCTTGGAAATTTGTTGACGGACCTGGTGTTACTCTTGAGGAGATAAAAGGATTATCACAGGACTGGAAAGACTCTTTTATTAAAGGAGCAAATAAAATTTATAGTGAAATTGGAGGAACTGGTTGGGAATTTCTTCGTGGTGACTCAGTAATTGAAGCAGAAATATCTAATAGGTTTAAGACTGTAGTAGCAAAAGATCCAAAAGCTCATCTTGCACAGGAAGATAAATGGAATCCTTCTGATATATGGATGATTAAAGCAAAGGAAAAAAATAATATTCTTACTCTTTTAAAGAAAGAAAAAACCACAGACTGTTTAAATAATTTTTTACAATTAGCATTTACAGATGCTGAGATACCAACTGTAGCAAAGAAAAAAGTACCTAGGAGAAGTTTAATTGGAATATCTCTAAAAAAATTAGGTCCTGTACCACAATGGAAAACTCAAAACTGGGTAGGTGTATCTAGATTAAAAAAAGCAGAAGCAATTTCATTTCAAAAACAATTAACTCTTAATGAACTCACTGCATTCTCAGCAATTGATGTTTACCTAGTATTAGAAAAAGGTGGTAGTAAAAGAAAAGGTAGTTTTCAAGCAAGAAATTTTGGTGGTTCAAGTAAAGGAGACTGGAAGTTAGAATTAAAAGGAGAGTTTGCTGCACAAGGTAAGATTCAAGGACAGGTTGCAAGAGATATATTGAAAAGAGCAGAGTTTACAGACATACCATCAGAACCTAACTGGTCAGACTGTGCTACAACCAGTACAAATAGATCAAAAATAAACGAAGAGATTTATAATATTATGAATGGTTTATCTACTTCACCAAAAGGTTTTAAGGCAGGTAAAAAAGATGAGATGTTAAGAGAACTTCGTAAAAAAGATCAGTCTTATGCTTACAGTAAATTATGTGGGTTGAGATTCTTAAAGTATTTAATTTCTAAAAATGGTGATGCAAATACAGTACTAAAAGAACTATGGTTATATGCATCTTCTCTATCTGATAAATCATCTGTACACTATAAGTTAATGTAGATGAACCATGAAATTATGTTTGGGGTTCCATTGTTTAGATATCATCTAGACCCCAGTGAGATAAAGAGAGATGCAGAAGAAAAATTTATATCAAGTCAAGGGTTTCCTATCAATGAAACACCTGGTGGTTGGGACTGTACTGTACTAAGTGACTTTGATAATAGTT